ACCTGTCAACATAATAGATCAAGACCTAGAATTTGACGAAGGTGAACATAAAGTTACTATTGGTTTTGATTATGGTGTAGATGATAAGAAAGCGACTATAGGAGTCAGACTACTTATAGATGATGTGATTGTAGATGAAACTGTTAAGTTTAAGGCTGACAAAGATCATCAGTATTGTACATCTAAAGCAGTACCTATACAGTTTGCCCAAGGTACACATAATTTTAAAGTAGAGTTTGGTAAGTTTGGTGGAAACAATGATTTAGTATTTGTTGAGTTTGTTAGGGTAATGATTGAAAGAGCAGAGGAGGGTTTATGATACACGAATTTAATAGCGTAACAATAGATGCTCCTAGAACACTAGTTCAAGCACTAATATTTTTAGGTGCATATGATTGTACAGTAGTAGTTAAAGAAGACTATGCCTGTATACACACTATCACCACAGACTATGCAACTGCCTTATCTGCTGTGAACCTATCCCTATCTGGAAGCTTATTATCTAATAAGACAATTAGAATAACTGAAGCCCAAGACAATACAGACATGCTGGAGGACGAAGGAGTATCATTTTTAAGGCCAAGTGATGGAGCTACAATATCCTCACTAGAAGTGTCTAGAGACTACGCAGTATTTCTACACTCCTTTAAAGAAGCAATTGCTGGAGGAGAGGTTCCACTACCATCCACATTGAAGACCCTAAATGGAAGGTCTACGTCTATAGCATCCATACCAGATGCAGAGGCAGCTTATCAAGCTGTAGTAGATAGGCTAAATTATTTAAACGGAAACATTACTAATGGAGATAGCTCTCTTGGTGAAGAAGCTATTACCAGAGCAATCATTTCTGCAATAGATCAAACAGCCCTAGATGCAATTATTGATACTAGGTCGTAAGACAAATGGAGACACCAATGAATTTAAAACTTTGAAGGAGGTATTAAATGCCTGAACAAAAAATGCCTCCTATTGATAGTACTGAAGTTACCATATCAAACTTGCATGCCCACAGCAGACTAGCTGATGGGCTATCTAATTTGGCAACTGGGCTTGGTACTTCAAAAGACAAGGCAACAAGTAATCAGTGGAACCACTCTGGACTTAATTATGATCATGTAACATTAAGTGTAAGATATCGTGAGGATTGGCTAAGTCAAAAAGTATGCCAAATAGTCCCACAAGATATGACAAGAGAGTGGCGAGAGTTTACAGATGAAGAAGCCACACAGGCTGATCAAGCATTTGAAGTTGATAAACTGTTTAGGGAAGCTTATAAGTGGGCACGACTATATGGTACTAGTTTCATAGTACTTGATATAGACGATGGCCGAACAACTGATAAGCCAGTGAATTGGAGGAACCTACGTCCAGGATGTTTACGCTCAATGCACGTTGTTGATCGTACACGTATTGTTACCCTAGGTGAGATTGACCAGCGACCAATGAGTGTTACTTTTGGAATGCCTGATCATTATCAGTTTGTAAATACTACATCCCCAATACATAAAGACCGACTAATTAGATTTGAAGGAACCGAGTTGCCTATTTATGAGCGACAACGTAACCTTTGGTATAGTGATAGTGTACTCATACCGCTAGTTAGACAGATTGACAACTTTCATACAACTAGTTTTGCTGCTGCACAAATGGTGCAAGAAGCTAACACAGATGTTATTAAGGTAGAGGGTTTAGCTAACATACTGCAATCTGATGATGGCACTAATGCAATGTTACAACGCTTTACAGATTGGAAAAGCATCAAATCAGTTTTTGGTGTATCTATATTAGACTCTACTGAAGAGTTTGACCAGAAGAAGATTCAACTCTCAGGAGTTAAAGATTTAATCTGGGAATACTTAAAAATGGTAGCTGCTTCTGTATCAATACCAGCAACTCGTTTCTTATCAGCATCGCCTGATGGAATGAATGCTACTGGTGAATCAGATTTAGTAAACTATATTGAAACCTTACAAGGGTTACATAAAGATATCTTCGTACCAAGGTTAAAAGTTGTAGATAAACTATTAGCTGCACACTTCGGAATAGATGAAGATAAGTTTAAGTATGAATGGAAGTGTATCTTTCCAGAAAGTGCAGCTCAGAAAGCTGAAAGGCTAACCAAGTTCTCTGAAGGAGTTGTCTCAATTACTGAGGCAGGTATTATTTCTAGAAGCTCTGCCTTAGATGAGCTTAAAACATATGGTTGTGTAAGCAAAGACGCTGTAGTTGGCGACGACCCAAACAAAAAATGAAACAGGAGATAAAGATGCGAAGTAAAGTTATTAGCCATCGCATGTTATTTGATGAGGCACTTATTGGTGTTTCTCTATCTGATAGAATTAAAGTACCCAGTAAACGAACTATGACAGATGCAGGTCAAATGCATGTGCCTTGTAAGTTTGCACGTACTGGTACTCAACTCTATACAGCAGGACAACTAGGCTTAGTTGATGTTGATCCCGATAAAGTAGTTACAGTATTCCGCGATGAAGCTGATGTGTTTGATGAAGGTTCTATGGATTCATTCCGAAGTTCCCCAGTTACTATTGGACATCCCATGACTGATGGTGTACAAATTCCAGTAACTGCTGAAAACTCTAAAGAGCTTCAAGTAGGTATGTTGGAAGGTATGCCAGTTAGAGATGAAGATACCCTTGGTGGTGTATTAATTTTAACTGCACAAGATGCAATTGATGCATTGGAAGATGGTACACAAGAGTTATCCGCTGGATATACCTGTGATATCGAAGAAGTTGAAGGTAAACTATACCAACGCAACATTAGGGCTAACCATATAGCTATTGTAGCTAAAGGACGAGCAGGCTCTTCCTGCCGTATATCTGATGAAGCTGAAGTGCATTTGGCAGATGAGCTATTGTCTGTACAACTTGAGCTAGCTGATTCACAAGCTAAAGTTATTGAAGTAGAAGCTGCTCTTGAAGTACAAACTACTTTAGTAGCCGATATGACCACAGCCTCTGAAGAGTCTGAAATAGCACTTGCTAAGGCTAAGGCCAAACTTGCTGATGCTGAAACAGCAGCTAGTGAGGGTGTTGTTGAACGCTGTGAAGTTATTGAAAATGCCAGGCTCGTTGCAGACATGAGGGACTTAGGTTCCAAGTCTACCAATGAGATTAAGCGTATGGTCGTTGAAGATCAGATGCCAGAGAAAGAACTAAAGGACAAGAGCGATGCATATATAGATGCAATGTTTGAAATCCTAGTAGATCACTCTAAAGGTGAAACCCCAATGAGCAAGCTCTTTAGGACACAAGATACTCATGTGACTATAGATGCAAAGCCTGTTGACCCCGTAGCTGTCGCTAGACAGAAAATGATTGATCGTAACAAAACCAGCTAATATTAGCTATCTATAACGATCATAAGTAAATTAATTAAGGAATATATAATGCCTACTCAAGATTTTAACATCTACACTGCTAATGGCTACGAAGGCGACTTGGTAGATAGTGGCCCACGAGTTGTACAAACTGGTGTACTAACTAGCGTATCTGCTGGTTTTGGTAAAGCTATGCAACGTGATGCATCCATTGATCGTGGTGTTGCTCTAGGTACTCCAGAGATTGGAGCCACCAGTGTAACTAACGTATATGCACTTTCCCAGCGAGAGTACAACCATGAAGCTGGCACACGCCCTTCAACTGGTAACGATACTGTATACAACGAGACTGAATCTGTATCTTTGATCCGTCAAGGCTACCTATACATTAAGCTGGTAGACCATGCTGCTGTGGCTGGTGAAGCACTAGTGTTCGTAGAAGCAACTGGCCTTTGTGCTGGTGGTGCTGCTGCTGCTGGTACTGTTGCTGGTGAATCTGTTGCCTCAAACGTATTTGCCGAAGAAAGCGGTATTGCTGGTGACGTTATCAAATGTCGTATTGACATTGTTGCATAAGCTTTAACAAGCTCTCAAACCCTAACCTAGTTAGGATACTAAAGAATTAAAGGAAGAAATAATGAAGACAGTTAAAGTGTTCGCTCTAGATGAAGCAACTGGCGCACCATTGGTTAATGATGCAAAAATTGATTATGTAATTAACGATGCAGTTGAGAATCTGATAAACCAAGGTATCATCTTGTCGGATGATGAAGGTGTATTCTTTCAGAGACAGCTTGAATACGTTCAGGCTCAAAGCTATGATGTACTCTATCCAGACCTAATGGGTCGTGAGTGCTTCTCCCTAAACTCGGAAGGTGGTGAAGGTATTACACAGATCACTTACCGCAGCTATGATAAGCGTGGTGAGACTGCGATCATCGCCGGTAAGGCAACTGACCTACCTCGTGGTGACATCTCTGGTAAAGAATACACTATCCCAGTTCGTACTTTGGGTAATGCATTTGGATACTCTCGCCAAGAAATAGCCTCTGCTAAACTTACTGGCTTGCCTCTTGAAGCACGTAAAGCTGAAGCTACTAGACGTTCATATGAAGAGAAAGTAAATCAAATCATTTGGTTTGGTGATGCTGATAGCTCTTTGCATGGTATCTTTGGTGGCCCTGTTGGAGCACCATCACTTACAGTTCCTAAGACTGCTGTAGATGCTGCCACTGGTGGTGGTTCCGCTACAGAGTGGGGTGCTGATAAGACTCCTGATGAAGTGATTGCTGACCTAACTTCTGCTTGCGTTAAGATGTACTCAGAAACTAAGAAGGTTTTCCGACCTAACAAAGTATTGATTAGTGTTGCTAAGAAGCAGTACCTAATGAACACTCCACGTTCACTGCAATCTGATGTATCTATCATGGATTGGTTTATTGCCAACAACATGTTCATCAAGTCTGCTGATGACTTCAAAGACATCAATGAGCTTGAAGGTATTTATGATGGTGCTGGTGGTGCATTCGATCCTACTGGTGCTTCTGCTGAAGGCTTCACTGTATACGCAGATGGCCCAGATAATGCTCGTGTACGTGAGCCATTCCCTTACATGCACCTTCCTGTGCAATACAAAGGCCTGGAATTTGAAGTTAACTGCTACGGCAGATTTGCTGGTGTTGAGATGATTCGCCCAGCAGCATTCCAACACTTCTACGGAATCTAAACTTATAGGATAGGCCAACATGCAGTGGATTAAAAACAATGTAGTTGGCCTCATGGGAATTTCAATTATAGTAGGGGGATCATTCGTAACCCTCTACTCTAAACTAGAAGTTCATGATGGGGCAATTAAGCAGTTGCAAGATGCATCAAGTTCATTAAGTTCCACACAAACATCGCAAAATTTAGCGATGCAACTTGTTGGAACTAGGACGGCTCAAATAGAGACACAACTAACACACTTTACCAGAACTAATGATAGACTAGTAATTGCGTTAGACAAATTGGATGCTCTTTATGACTCACTGATGGTTAGTAATGCCATACAAGATGAGAAGCTTAACCAACTTATGTTAGCAGCACCATAATAAACATACAACACTAAGAGAGAATTTATGAAAGTTCAAAATACAACACAAGCAAACCTGTCTGTAGGCGCCATGTCTACTCGTGGATCAGCCAACAAGAACTATATGACAGTTCCTGGAGAAGCAACATTAGAATTAGAGGATGCTATATGGTTGGCCGAGTACGCTGTGCCAGCAGAGAAAATGCTAGAGGCAGGTAACTTGAAGATTACAGAAGCTCCAGCACTTACTGAAGAGCAAGCTGAAGAGCAAAACGTAGCTGCACTTGAAGCTGCACATGCACTTATTGCAGGCTCCAAGGTTGAAGCTGGTGAAGAAGCTGAAGTTAAGGAAGAAGCTGAAGTTAAGGAAGAAACTCCTAAAACTAATTCAGCATTGAGTAATCTTAAACCTAAAAGCTAAGGATAACATATGGCAAGTGTAGCTGATTTTCAAAGTAGGTTTCCTGAGTTCTGTGATGTAAATGATGCTAGAGTTCAAATGTTCCTAAATGACACTGCACTGCTTATGAGTTCAGAAGATAAATGGTTGGGCTACTACGATGTAGCCCATATGTATTACACTGCACATTTTCTAGTTGTGGCTGAAACAACTGAGGCAGGAGATACTAACATACTAGCTCCCATTAAACATCAAGAAGTGGATGACGTAACTATTAAGAATGCTGTAGGCGATGTCAATCCTACCTTCGATGAACTTAATGGTACATCCTATGGAAAGAGATATATTAGTTATAGGCGAATAGCTTTGACTGGTATGTATGGAGCTTAAGTATGACTATGAATATGAGAAGGGCATTCAATAAAAGAATGCTCTCATCTGTAACTAAGTATTCTATTTCTGATGGTACATATGATGAAAATAATCAATTCATAGAAGGTAGCATTACATCATCTGTTATGAAGGTAGTAAACTTAGCCGGAAACAAGTTTTCACAATTTGAAGAGGGCGAGGCACTACATTCAGAAGATGGAGGACAAAGGTACAGTGACTATAGAACTATTTACCTGACTGATAAGTATACTTTAGAAATGACAGATAAGATAGGGTTCAAAGGAGAGTACTATAACGTACTACAAAGGTCTGATGAACAAACATATGGATTCTGGTCTTTCCTTATTGAGCGATCTGAGGAGTGGACACCATGACACCTGATCAAGCAGATGTATTTGTACTGCAAGGTATGATAGATACCATAGTAGGAATATCAAAATTCTCCTATGCAGCTAGGCAAAGGGATGCCCCTAAACCTAAAGATGAATTTGCCCATATCAGGGTTATAGAAGAATACCAAATAGGTATACCATCACAAGAAGTATATGCTCAAAATGACAACACCACAACCTACAGAACAAGAGGTGTAGTTAAATTAAGATATAGAGTTGGTGTAGTTGATACTACTGGAATACCAAGCTCAAAGATTATGAATGGCTGGACTTCCGAAGCTATAAAGGCTGCAATGATTGAGTCTGGATATGGGTTTATTAGAATAGAACCTTTATCAAGCGAGGATGCCAAGCTATCAAAAGAATGGGAATACCGAAAGGGGTTCTCAATAGATATGTACACAACAAGAGTATATGAAGAAACTGTAAACAACATAACTTCCATGACAGTAAGTGGTGAGTTCATTGATGAACAACAGAATAAATATCTTAATACTTTAGAAATTAACACTAACTAAGGAATAAACATGGCAATTGAAATTACTGAATTTGCTGATGTAAGTATCTCTGTATCTCCTACTGGAGTGTCTAGTGGTGACTTTGGCATACTAGGTTTCCTAGCTGTTGATGCTCCAGGACAAGCTAAGGCTGGTATGGATATCTCTAGTGCTGAACGTACTAGGGCATATGCATCACTTGAAAGTGTTGGCCTAGATTGGAAAGCTACTTCGGAAGTCTACCTTGCAGCTTCTGCATACTTTGGTCAGACACCCACACCTCGTAGCTTTACAGTACTAATGAACTATGTAACTGATACCGCTGCTGTTGTAGCTGGTGGAGCACATGAAACAATAACAGCTATTAATGCACTATTACCAACACCTACTGCAATTGTTATTACAGTAGATGGCACAGAGATTGATACACTAGTAGATGTATCTGCCTCTGCTGATATGGATGAAGTAGCAGCGGCTGTTGAAACTGCACTTGGTGTAGGTCTAGCTGGAACTACTTGTGTATATGCCAACGGTGGATTTTTAGTTACCTCACCTACGGCTGGCGTAGCTTCCACCATTACTTTCGCAAGTGGCGTACTAGCTGTTGCATTAGGGCTAGATCAAACCGTAGCTAAGATTTCACAAGGCTTTGACATTGAGACTCCTGTAGTTTCCTTGGCAGAAGCTGTGGCATCTGGCACTGCATTTGTAGCCATAGATGTTGATAAGACATTGCGTGATCATACGGTAGCACCACCTAATGGAAACACTACCCTAGAGATTTCTGACTGGGCAAGTGCAAACAAGAAAATCTTCATGAGTACTTCCAACAACTTGGATGTTCTAGATTCTTCTGTAGACACAGATGTAGCTTCTGTACTTAAACTGTCAGGCTCACGATTTACACACTCTGTCTTTAGCAGGTCTGTAAATGCCTACCCTGGATCAGCAGTATTTGGACGTGCAGCCTCTGTAAACTTTGCTAACATCAACTCAACTATCACCTTAAACCTTAAACAAATTGCTAACGTACCAGCAGAAGATTTAACTCCTTCTGAGTTTGCTGCTATGCAAAGTAAATACTGCTCAGCAGTAGTGGTTATTGGTGGGTCTGTTAATGCATTTGTTGACTCTCGTATGGCTTCTGGCTCTTGGCTAGATACCACACATGGACTTATGTGGTTAGAGAATCGTAATGAAACTGATATGTTTAACTTACTATATCAGCAAAGCACTAAGATTCCTTTTACACAAGCTGGCATTAACATGGCAAAAGCACAGCTAGAGCGTTCACTACAAGCTGCTGTCCGTAATGGATTGTCTGCTCCAGGGTTTCTACCTAGTGGTGAGTTCCTACCTGAAGGCTTCCAAGTTGACTCACTTTCACTGGCTGAGATTTCGGCAAGTGATAAGAGCAACAGAGTATATAATGGACTAACCTATAGAATGGTTGGTGCTGGTGCTCTTCATGGTGTTGCCGTATCTGGCTCTTTCTCAGAGTAAACTAATAAGTTAACAAGGAATAATTTATGTATCAATATAGCTTTGCTAACGTAGACCTGATCCTGTCAGTACCTGACAGTGTAGGAGATTACTCTAGCTTAAAGATTACTGGCTTTGGTACAGGTGAGAACCTTATCAATGTAGTAAGACGTGCACCAATTGCAACAACTCAGTTCGGGGCATATGGTGATATGGTAGTGAGCATGCAACGTATTAGGGCTGGAGACTTAACCTTTCCAGTATTAATGAATGCACCTGAGAACAAAATTCTTCAGGACTATGCAAACTACTTCCAAGCTCAAGCTGATGCTGATGGTGCTTTGGTCTTCCCTATTCAGGGTAAGATGAAGGACAACATGGGCAACGATGAAGCCACCTTGACTAATGGAGTTATACTAGCTATACCTGCAATGTCTCGTGGACAAACCATGAACACTATCACTTGGGTAATTACCTTTGAAGAAGTAGTTCTGGCTCGTGACACAGGTGGTGATAGAGATAACTTAGGCGCATAAGCCTAGTAAGTGATTAGGGCCATACCAATTGGGGTGTGGCCTTTAACCAACTATGGAGAATCAAGTGGAAGACTATAAAGCAAAACTAGACGATGGCAGGGACATCTATATCCCAAGCTGGTCGGTTAAGGTTCAATATGAAAACTTAACTCAAGCATGTAAGTACTTAGGACAAGACAATGTAATTTTAATATCAGCCCTTAATGTTCCAGCCGCAATACTAGCTGTAATGGGTTCTGATGATGCAACGGCTAGTACAGAACTAGTGCTGCACTTTATACAGCAAGCTCGTATTTCCGGACAAAAGATAACAGAGAACAGTATAGATGATTTAGGAATGCATACAGTGATGGAATTGTTTGCTCACGTAATGTATTCACAGTATAACTCGTTTTTCGAATTAGGTTTAGCAAAGGCAGTCTCCCAAACCAATCAAGGTTAGGAGAGAGTGAGAAGATACCAGTTGACTATAGTGGTATATACCCAGAGTTAAATGGATACTTAATAAAGCCTTTACTAGTAAATCCTCCCATGATCACTCTAAAAGAATTATCAGACTGTACATACACTTTATATGATATAGAAGTTATGCACCAGATACTTGAGATTAGAGAATACCATAACAGG